AGGAAGAAAATGAGCATCTCAAGAAGATCATTTCTTGGAGGGGTTGTTGCTGCTCTTAGTTCGACCGTTTTGGGTGGAGCTAAGGTTTTAGCTGAAAATAATGTAAGGAACGAGTTAAAACCAGAAAGTTATGAAGATATAAAAAACTGGGGTATCGATCATATTGACGAGACAACTAAAAAAGAGCTTCTTTATGGCCAATGGAATATCAAAGAAGGCAGAGACTATCTTATAAAAGAAACGGGGAAGCGAATTAAAATTAGCAATGTGACCCTATATGATCCTTATCCTGAAGTAGGATTTGCTGTTCTAGATAATCGCAGAGTTATACTAAGTGGAGATTATTAATGCCTGAATATACATTAAAGTGTGATAAATGTAATCATATTTTTACAAAAGTTTGGAAGATATCTGAATATGATGAAAAGTTTAAGAATGTTAAATGTAAACAGTGTAAAAGTCGTAAAATCTATAGAGAATATTCTCAAGATAGTGTAGTACCTAATTACATAAAGAGCCTACATGAATGTTCTACTCTCGGAGAGTATGCAGAAAAGCAATCTAAAAAGTACGGAAAAGCTAAATGTGAGGCTATGGAGAGAAGCTTTGTTACTCAACAAGAACCTGAATCGGGGATTAAAGAGCTTCCTACAGGTATGTCTAGAGTTAAAGAAGATAAAGATCTAGCTAGATATATGGAAAAAGATGAAATCAAAAATAGAAGAAAGAAAGAAAAGTAACATGACACATTTCACTATCAACGAAGAAAAGAAAAAAGATGAACCGTTTTACTATGAAGTATATACCTTTTTTGGAAAACATGATTATCTAGATGAGAATAAAAATCCATTACTAGATTATGAAATAGACGAAAAAAATAAAGATGAAGTCTTTTCTCTAAAAGATGCATATGCACTTAAGTTTACAAAAGGTAATAGGTCTAACTACTACGTTAAACGGAATAGGCATGGGAGGCTGTATGACCCTGTAGGCATGTACTCTGAAGGTAGGGCTGACATCTTTATGAATGAAGCAGGTAGGCCTCAATGGAAATTTGAACCAGTATCGAAAAAGGTTTTCGATCTTTATGTTAATTACTTAAAAACAAAAAATCCGGCTTGGATTAACAACGCTAATAGAGAGGTTTGATTATGAAAAAAGGTAAGATGACACAAGTAGAAAAATACTGTGTAGATAATATGGCTAAAGAAGGTGAAAGCTCTCAAGATATTGCTGAGTTTTTAGATAGGCCTGTGGCATTAGTGGAAAAATATATGCCAGAGCTTCCAAAAGAAGAAGAGCTTAAAAAAAGACCATCAACTAAAATAAATAAAACTCAATTTATTAGAGAAACAGCAGCTAAGAAAGAAAAGGCTGTTAGCATCATGACTGGTCAAGAGTCTTCAAGGTCAGAACAAACTAGAAGCTCAAGGGTCGGTCGCGATAAAGTTATTAAGAAATATCAAAAAGTTATTCATAAAATTAAAGATGAAGATTAATGGCTAAAGAAAGAACTGAAAAGAGTCGATACCCGTCTAGATATTCTCCACAAGGATGGGTACACTCTGCTCAATATGTTACAGAACTAATATGCGAAAAAAAGGCTAAAACAGAAGGTAAAGAGTTACCTTTAAAATTTTGGGACTTAAAGGATTGGAATAAGTTTTTTAAATATCAAATCATGTTAGCTAATAGATTGATAAAAGAATATGGAGAGCATGTAATAATATCGGCACTCAACGATAAAAGGATGTGGAAGACATACTCATTAAGAAGTCCTTTCTTGAAAAATATTTGTGAAGAATATAAGAAAAAGCAAGACATATCTAAGAAGATAGCTAAAAACCTTGAGTATGATTTCTCTGAGAAAAAAACTTTCTCTAGTAGCAACAAGAAAAGTAAAAAATCAATTATTTCTAAATTAGAGGAACTTGAATGACAGAAGAGAATAAAGAAGATACAAAGGTAGAAGAAACTAAAACTAAGAAAAAGAAGAAAAAGACTCCTGCTGAACCTAAAAAAGAGGTTGACGCAAGAGATAAAGATATTATTAAAAAGTATGGGGAAATTATTTGGAGTGCTTATGAATTTATTGATAATCCACCACCTGTAATATCTGTTAGTCCTAAAATTGATGTAGCACTCGGTGGAGGCGTTCCAGAGGGATGTCTTTTTATTATGACTGGACCTGAAAAGGTAGGGAAAACAGTCACTGCTTTGAACTTTGTAAGGAATGCTCAAAAGGTAAAACTTGATAATGGTCAGACCAGAACTACGCACTATGCTAATATTGAGGGTCGTATTAAAAAAAGAGATCTTCAAGGTATTTATGGATTAAATCTTGATCCTGCTGTCTTTAAAATCATAGGTTCTAAGGTTGGACATATCCTTTCTGGCGAAGACTATGTATCTATTTTAGACAATAGAATTCATAATGACCCACATAGTGTCTGCGTTGTAGATTCATTTTCAGCTTTAGCTTCTGAGGAAGAGCTAAATAAAGAAATTAATGAGTCTAGCGTTGCACCAATGAATAGAGTGCTTAGCAAGTTCACAAGAAGATTTGCTAACGTTTTGCCTGTTAATAGAGTAACTTTAGTCGGCATTACTCACCTTATGGCTAATATTAAAAAGTTTGGAGCAGGTAAAGAGAAAACAGAAAAATCTGGAAATGCCCTTAAGTACGCCCAAGACGTTAAACTTTGGGCTACCCATAAGGAAATGTTGAAGCAGGGAGAATCTATTATCGGCCAGAAGGTCCATTGGGTTATAGAAAACTCAGCAATTGGTCCTCCGGGGCAAAAGGTGACTAGTATAATTAAGTTTGGAAGAGGAATCTGGGAAGAATATGAAGTTTTAGAATTGGCACAAGATTTTGGCATTGTAGAGAATTCAACTTGGCTAAGCCTACCTAGTGGAGAAAAAATACAAGGGAAATCTAAATATTGTCAGTATCTTGAAGAAAATGAAAATGCCTTTTTAGACCTAAAGTCACAAGTCTATGAACTTGTTGGAATTTAAATTAAGGATATATTATGGAAACCGATCTAGATTTATCTGAAGAGCTATTTGAAAAACACTACTTAGAGCCCGGTATGGCTCCAGAGTACCCTATTGATTTTTTATCCTTATCAAAAGGGGGAATGCCTGACCCCTACAGCAAGGATTTTGATTGTTTTTTTATAAATGAAAATGGAAATCCAGAAATACAAAAACAACAAGATTATGCTATTTTCCCTATTATTCAAATTAAATCTGATTTTTTTAGCGCAACAGGTTCTGATAAAGAAAACCTTGACAAATTAGCTATAGAAGATTTAAGAAAACAAAAAAATAAATCTATCTGTAGGCTTTTACAGTTTGCCAGCGAGCACTCTAAGAATACATGCTGTTCTTATGGTCATTTTTATAATTCTCCTTTATTGTATGCTATTGAATCTGCTCTTTCGTCTTTCAAAGCTTCTCATATAGCAATGAATACTAAACTTTATAAAGAAGTTTTTAAAAAGATAGTTGGTCAAAATAAAACAGCGAGGGGTCATATAAAAACAGTAGTTAAGGGGGAAAAAATTACAATATTCCCTTCTGATGAGGTAGATATGGCAGTATTAATTGACACTAGCAGAAATGGACTTATTAATCCATGCACGCAAGACGATTTTTGTTGGCAGGCTTATAGACTAAGGTGGGAGAATGAGTCTGTTGCTTGGACAGATTGTAATTATGCTATACTTGGATCAGATTTAGTCGTGAGGGCAACATGAAAGTTAAATATCTAGACGGTGAAGTTACTAACTGGATAATTAAGGGGGACATAGTAAGTGCTGGAGAAAAAAGATCTAAAAGGTCTAAGCTTCATGTTCAGGCTAGAGAGATTATATATTCGCTATTTCCAACTATGAGGATTTTAGAAGAGGTCTCCTTTAGTCCCAAAAGGGGGACAACTCAATACTTTGATTTCTATATAAGTAACATCCAGCTAGTAGTAGAAGTTCACGGACAACAGCACTATAAGTTTAACTCTTTGTTTCATGGGTCAGTAAGAGATTTTTTGATGCAGAAGAAAAAAGATAATGAAAAAAAAGAGTGGTGTGAAATCAACGGGATAACATATATAGAGCTTCCATATAATGAAAAGGTAGAAGAATGGCAGAAGAGAATAGAACTCCGATAGACAGGATGAAAAATGTTGATAGAATTTTAGATGAATATGAAAATAAGATAGGTCTATCAAAATATGAAGATGATATCAACGACAACGGGGCACAGAAATACCTATCATTAAGTAGAGAAGAAATGGAGAGGCTTGACCTAGAAGATTGTGCTGAAATATCGGTTGTCCTCAACTCTCTTGCCTACCATATACAAAGGTGTCATAATCGTGAGACTTCTCGTGTGTTTTGGGCTAATAGTCAACTTAAACAACTAGTATCTGGAAAAGAAACTCAGTTTTCTGGTTCATGGGAAAGTCAGTATAATCAAGCAATACAATCGGATGACTACACAAGAAAACTATACAGCATATATCAACATGCTAAGCAAAGGGCTGAACGATTATCTTTCCTAGCTAATTCAATAAAGAGCGTTGGTGAGTCTTTTGTCAATCTACAAAGAGCGAAGGGTATGAAATGAGTAAAAAAGCAGCATTAATAAAAGCTATCTTAGACTCTTTATCAGAGGAAGATTTAGAAAAAATACTAGATAGCACTAATGAAGAAGAAGAAGAAAAAAAAGAGAATACCAACTACCATACCATCAGAAGGAGGGGTTCTGGCTACAATAAAGCTAAAAATAAAGCCAAAAAGGAACCAAACAGGTCTGGAAACAAAAAAAGCGGTAGTAGATTTAATGGTAGAGGTAAAGACAACGGCAGGGTCGAGCAAATGGAACTCTCCAATAAAAGGGAGAATAAATTTAGACCAGAAAAATACATAAGACTAATGAGCCAAAGTGAAAGAAAAGAATTTCAAGAGGCTGTTAAAGATGATAAAGAAGTAAAAGAACTATACGAAAAGGGTTTAGTTAAAAAGGACTTCAGGAATAATCATCTTATTGATGTTGTATGTACAGTCTGTGGTAAAGAAGAGACAGTCTCTTCCTCTATTGTTTTTAAAAAAAATACTTATAAATGTAACGACTGTTGTTGTGTGAGGTAAATATGGTTTTATCAGATGAAGTAGCAGAAAAAGCAGTTCTTGCTGGAATTTTTAGGCATGGATCAGAAGCTTACTTTGATGTATGCGATATTATTAGTGAGAGTTCTTTTACTAATCAATCTAATGAAATTATATACTCATGTTTTAAAAAGATACTAGAAACAGACGACACGAGGAAACTCGATGTACCTTCTATTCTATCTTCTGCACAAGAATTAGGGCTAAAAAACTATTTCTCTAGACCTCAAGAGCTTAGCCACCTATCGGGTATTGCTAAGTATCCTGTTAACTTTGATAACATAAGAAGGTTTGGGGCTAAAATTAGGAAGCTAGAAGTTGGTCGTCTTATGCACGAGCAGCTAGAATTAGCTCAAGGTAAGTATGAAAATATTACTGGCGAAGAAACAATCTCGCATATCCTTGGTATTGCTGAAGAATCTATTTTTGATTTCACATCACTACTAAATGATCATGATGATGCTCCAGAAAAATTATTTGAAGACTTGGATGAACACCTAGAAGAGCGTGCGGCTAACCCTATTGATCAAGTAGGTATTGCTACAGGTTTTCCTAAGTACGATTTTTCTATCGGTGGAGGCTTAAGAAAGGGAGCTATTAGCGTAATTGGAGCTAGAACTAAGGTTGGTAAAAGTTTGATTGGCCTTAATATGGCCTCCCATATATCTAAAAATAATATCCCTGTTCTATACATGGATACAGAAATGACAAAGACCGACCAACAGCTTCGTGGCGGCTCTATGCTTTCCTATAACACTAAAGGAAAGTCTACAATCAATGAGATCGAAACTGGTAAGTTTGCTTCAAACAACTACAGAAAAGATCAAATGATGGCTATGGCCAGAGAAAATAAAGATCTTCCTTTCTACCATAAAAATATTGGTGGTCGATCTTTTGAAGACCAACTATCTATTATGAGAAGGTGGATTAATAAGGTAGTAGGATCTAATGATAAAGGTAAAGCTAAAGACTGTGTTATTATATATGACTATGTAAAGCTTATGGAAATGTCAGAACTAGCTAAGAGTGATCTTAAAGAGTTTCAGCTTTTAGGTTTTATGATGACATCCTTGCATAACTTTGCCTTGCGTTATGAAGTTCCAATCTTAGCGTTTATCCAACTCAATAGAGATGGTATTACTAAAGAATCTACTGATGCGGCTAGTGGTTCTGACCGTATTATGTGGTTATGTTCTAACTTCACTATTTATAAAGTTAAATCTGATGAAGAGATAGCTAGTGATGGTCCAGAACATGGTAATAGAAAAATGGTTCCTGTTATCGCAAGACAAGGTGAAGGTCTTGAGAATGGGGACTACATTAATGTCTCTATGGAAGGTAAATACGCTAAGCTTATTGAAGGTAAAACTGCCTACGAGATTAATAACGATAAAGACTCAGAAGGTTCATATGATGAAGAAGAAGATATCCAATTCTAGATATATGCGGGATCAAACTAAACTTAATAAGCTTACATCTATAGTCTTGGAGGATATAGAAAACATATATAATTTTTTTGATGTAGAATCGTATAAGGGTACTAGAGTCTATTTCTCTACATGCTTTATTCATGGGGGCGATAATAGAAGTGCCCTTAATTTATACTATGATGCAGACTATAGAGTGCATTATAAATGTAGAACGCACCTTTGTGAAAATCACTTTGGGACTTCTTTAATAAGTATGATTAGAGGCGGATTGTCTCACTTAAAATATGACTGGAAAGTTCCGGGCGATCAAACTGTAAGCTTTAATGAGACTATTGATTTTCTATTAAAAAGATATAACCTAACTTTTGATGAGCTTGAAACCTCTGAGCCTGAATTTAAAACTATTAGTAGACCTAAAAAGCCAATCAAAAGGAAAAGGGTTAAGGGCACTATTGAAAGAGATTTCTTCAGGCAAAGAATATATATGCCTTCTTGGTACCATGTAAATAGAGGCTATTCAAAAGAGATACTAGACAAGTACGATGTAGGTATTTGTAAGACTAGAGGTAAGTACTTTTTCAATAGGTCAGTGGTACCTGTCTATGACGAAGATGGTAGACTCATAGTTGGTTTTACAGGTAGGAGCATTTTTGAAGAATGCGAAAAGTGTGGAAATTATCATAGCCCAGACTCTTATAAGTGTTTCTTTTGTCCCAAATGGAAGCACAGTAAAAATCTAGAAGTAGAAAGGTTGTTGTATAATTTTAGCAATGCCAAAGAGTATATCAAGAAAACTAGTGTTGCGATCTTAGTAGAGTCTCCGGGTAATGTATGGAGGCTTGAAGAGGCTGGAGTACATAATTCTGTTGCAATATTTGGAACTTCACTAAATATAGAACAAAAAATGATGCTAGAAGAATGTGGAATTTCAGCTTTGATATTAATCATGGACTCGGATGAAAATCTTGCAGGTCAAAAGGCGGCAGAGATCATCAAAGAACAGTGTAAAGACAATGATTATGAGGTTCGTATTATAGAGCCTACTAAGGAAGATATTAGTGAAATGACTGTCGATGAAGTAATCGATGAAATTTTACCTTGTATTAAAAATATAGAGAAAGTTAACTCATGACACAAATTATTGCGTTTGCTGGTAAAAAACAAAGTGGTAAAAATACATGTTGCAATTTTATCACTGCTCTTAAGCTTATTGAAAATGGAGTTTGCAAGAGTTCAAGAATAAATGAAGATGGAGAAATAGAAGTAACTGATATCTTTGGAGAGTCAGGAAATAAAAAGTGGATGCTTTTTAAAAAGCCGTATGTAAATGCTCCTCAAGTTTTAAAAGATTTAAACAAGGTTAGGATTTATGGCTTTGCAGATGCTCTAAAAGATTTAGTCATTGATATTTTCAACCTGCCGAGGGAAAAGGTCTACGGCAGCGATGCAGATAAAATGACTGAGACTTATTTGAGATGGGAAAATATGCCGGGAGTTGTAACAAATAAAAAGCTATTTGACTCTATTACAAAAAAATGTCTTGGACCGAATATGCCAAAAAGTCATCAGGACGAAAATTTCTTACTAGTTTATCACGAGCCGGGACCAATGGCCATAAGAGATATTCTACAGTTTGTAGGCACTGAGATATTCAGAAAAATGTATCAGCCAGTATGGCTTGAAGTTCTATTCAGAAGAATTAAAGAAGATAATCCAGAACTAGCTTTAATCTATGATGCAAGATTTGATAATGAGCTTATCAGTGTAGATAGAGCGGGTGGGATAGTAGTAGGTTTAAAGAAAGATATATTTAAGTCTAAAGATCTGCATAAAAGCGAAGAAATTAATTTTAACCTTTGCCATAAAGTAGTAGAAAATGGCAGCATGACTTTTGACGAACAATTTAGAGCGGTATACGAAGCCCTTGTAGAGCTTGGATGTAAAAATCTTACAGTAGTACCGGAATAAAACACTCTGGAGATAAAATGGGAATACCAATAGTTTATTTTAGAAGTAGCTCCTTTAATACTCATCGCTTTTGCCCTATGCAGTATTATATTGAATATACATTAGGGATTAGAGGTAATGGTGGCAAAAAGGCTGATAAGGGCACAATTACTCATAAGATACTTGAGGTTTGTGCTTTGGCTAAGAAAGCTATTCAGGAAGGCAAAGAAACCTATCAGGACGAAGAGATTGGTGAAGTTATAACTAATAACTATGACCCTAAGTATTTGAAACAAATATCTTTAAAAGTATATAATTACTATACTAATAAATTCGACTACCATGTATGGGAAAAGAAGGATTTTAAAGACTGTTTTAATTGGGCTTGGAAGGCGTTGCACCATAAAGGTGGAATGTTCGATCCTAGAAACAGGGACATAGTAGACGCCGAGCCTCACTTTGACTTTGAAATAAAAGAAGATTGGGCTAAGTTTGACTATCCAAAACATGACCTAAAGGGCTACTTATCCCTTAAAGGAACTATTGACCTAATATCAGATATGGGTGATGGAGTATATGAGGTATTGGACTGGAAGACTGGAATGAGGAAGGATTGGGCTACTGATAAAGAAAAGACTCAAGAAAACCTTTTCTATGATCCGCAATTAAGGCTTTACCATTACGCGGTAAAACGCCTATATCCTCATGTACACACTTTCCTTATTACTATATATTACATAAACACTGGGGGTCCATTTACTATCCTCCTGCAAGATTCTGATCTAGAAGATACAGAAAAAATAATAAAAACTAGATTTGAAGCGATCAGAGATACTGAAATGCCAACTCAAGTCAAAACAAAGTATCCACATAAAAAATGGAAATGTACTAAGTTCTGTGATGCTGGAATGAATTCTTTTGAAGAGATGGGTAGTAATATCGTATCTATTGACGAGTTCAGATTTGGTAAAATAAGATCGAGGGGTGAAAAGATGTCTATATGCGATCAGGTTCAACATATGATTAAAGAAAAGGGTATAGACTGGGTAACTGATAACTATATCCATCCAGACCATAGTCATGGAAGATATGGATCAGGTGGCGGTAAAATTCAAGACTAGATTTAGGGTATGGCAAATGCTACAAGTTAAAATTACTAAAGAAATGAAACTAAAGGCCTACCATAAAGCCCTAGAGATGGGAGAAATCAGAAACTCCATCACAAAAGGAGAAGGCAATATTGCTGGATTTTTAGGGGAAGAGATAGCGAATGCCGTTTTGTGTGGTACAATTGAGAATACGAGGGACTACGATTTAATCCACAGTAGCCTACGCTACGACGTTAAAACCAAAAGATGTACTAGTAAGCCAAAACCTTATTACGAATGCTCAATCGCTGCCTACAACACTAGGCAAAGGTGTGATCGTTATCTATTTATTAGAATAGAGTGGGTAAATGAAAAGGCGACTAGAGCTTGGATATTGGGATGGATGGACAAAGAAGAGTACTTTCAAAATTCTCATAAGCTTAAGAAGGGGGAGATTGACCCCTCTAACAATTTTAAAGTCAAAGCTGATTGCTATAACTTACCAATTTCAAAATTAAACCCGATAGAGGAATTAATATGAAAAGCTATACCCCACTCCGTGTACATTCTGAATACTCCTTGCTTAGGGGGATGGGAAAGTGCGAAGATATTGCTGAAAGAACCGAAAAGATTGGGGCTAGTGCTTGTGCTTTGACAGATTATGGTTCTGTTTCTGGTGCTATTGATTTCTCTACAGAGATGGAAGATGCTGGGCTAAGGCCTATCGTTGGCTGTGACTTTAATATTTGTGTAAAAGGTCCGGCAACTATGAGGGATAAGGCTAATTCTCAACTTTATAATCAGCTAATCATTGCTAAAAATATAGAGGGATGGAAAGACCTACTTAAGCTGGTATCAACTTCAAATAAAAAAGAAAACTTCTATCATAAGCCAAGGTTAGATGTTGAGCTATTAAAGCCTATCGCCTCCAAGGGTAATCTAGTATCTCTTGGTGGTTCAGTAGGGTCTTTGCTATCTAGTGTAATAACTGATGGTGAAAATATCTACCCTAATTGGAAGAGGGATGGGGTAAGGATGGCCGAAAAGCTAAGAGATATCTTTGGTAAAAACAATTTTTTTATTGAAATACAATTAATTGACAGTAAGATTAATAAGCTAACAGGTGTAGTAGCTAATGCATTAAGAGAAATATCTAGTATAACTAATATACCATGCGTTGCTACCCCTAATGCTCATTACTGCGAAAGAAATGACGCAGAAGATCAAAGAATATTGCTATGCACTAGTCATAAAAAAACAGTAGGACAGATCAATCGAGAGATTAAGTCTGGATCAGCAAAATCGTCACTAAGGACTTTCTTTGAATCTAATAACTATCACATTCCTTCTTATGAAGATATGGCAGAGTTCCATACGGAAGAAGAGCTATCAAACACTAATCTTATTCTAGATATGTGTGAAAAATACTCTGTAACTAGGGCTCCTGAGCCACCCCAATTTAAATGTCCTCAAGGTATGTCTCCAGAAGATTATCTGAGGAAACTAAGTAGAGAGGGTTGGGCTCAAAAGATGTCTCATATCACTAAGGATCATCCAGACTTTTCTAAATACGGAGAAAGGGTTAATCATGAACTCGAAATTTTCACTTCAATCGGCTTGTCAAGCTATTTTCTCATTGTTGAAGACATCCTTAAATTTGTTCGCAATTCTGGCTACATTACTGGCCCCGGTCGTGGTAGTTCTGCTGGCTGTATTGTTGCTGATCTCCTTGGGATAACCCAAGTAGACCCGATACCTTACGACCTTATCTTTGAAAGATTTTATAACGCAGGAAGAAACTCTCCGGGTAAAATATCTTGGCCAGATATTGACTTTGATATTCCTAAAGCCGCGAGAGAAAAAACTATTGAATACATGCGTGATAAATACGGAGAAGAAAGTGTAGCTCAAATTATTACTTTTCAAACGCTGAAAGGTAAAGCCTCTCTTACCCGAGTAATGAGTGCTCTTGGTGATGTATCATTTGATGAGCAAAAGATGATCACAAAATGCATTATGGACGAAAGTAAGGTTTCTGATGACCTAAAAGGCATTGAAGAAGAGTATGGCTTTTCTAGCTCTATAATCTGGTCTCTTGAGAATACTCCAGAAAAACTAAAAGACTGGTGCAAGATAAATAAGGATGGAGAACTGGAAGGGCCTCTTGCTAGTACATTTGAACAAGCCATTAGGCTTGAGCACACAAAGATCATTGCAGGAACACACGCCGCTGGTATTGTTATATCTAATGGTCCAGTTAGTGATTACTGCCCTATGGTTCTTGATACCAAAGGTAAAGGATATAGGGCTGGTTTTGAAGGCCCCGGATGCGAAGGTGCAGGCCTGCTTAAGCTTGACTGTCTAGGTATTCGTAGCCTAGATAAAGTTATGGACGTTGTTAGTGTCGTAGGTGGAGAGGATATTTGCTGATGATAATTAAAGTAACTAAATGTAAAAATAATTTCGCTGACCTTTCAGAGAAACAAGAGGTTGTTTTTCTAGAATTAGAAGGGGAAGAGATTTTATATGCAAACGCTTTTGCGGTTAGTAAAGTAAAATTTGTTAACCTAGCGTTCCAAAAGAGAAAACGTTTAATTAATTTTATTCAAATGGGAACTTTTAAAAAACTTATTACTATAGATAATAAGCCTTGTGCTTTTATGGAGACAATCAAAATATGAAAAATGATAGGCCAATTATAGTTTACGACTTTGAAACTGACGCCCCTGATCCAGAGAAATGTAATCCGGTTCAATTGGCGGCTGTTCCTATTGATCCAGAGACTTTGGAAATATTGGAAGATAGAATTTTTTCTATCGATATCAAACCTAATGGTATTGATAAGGATGAATATTTTGAACAGCCAAAAAGGGAAGATACTATCAAGTGGCACGCTAAAAACTATGGAATCACTTATGATGAAGTAGTAGAAAAATGGCGTAACGGGACTAACGAGAAAGCTGCTTGGAAGAGCTTTTGTACCTATGCACAAGGATTTAAAGGCACTAAGAAGAAGGGGCAGTATTATACTGAGCCTATTTCTGCTGGGTATAACATTATTGGGTATGACGCTATTATAGTTGAGGCTTTATGTAAGAGGCATAAGACTAAGAATCCATTTTCTAAGTTGAATAAGATGGATATCCTAGATATGCTATTTTACTGGATGAGTCATTTAGAAGAGCCTAGTGATTTTAAGTTCGATACAATGCGTGACTTTTTTGGAATTCCCAGAAAAGGTATTGCTCATGATGCTGTTACTGATGTACTAGAGGAAGCCGCCTTATTGGTTAGGTTTTTACAGTTCTTTCGTAAGCAGTCAAGTGTTGCTAAATTTAAGGGAGCTTTTAGTAATGCTTAATAAAAAAACTTGGACTATAATGCTTAGTGAGTCTTATAATGAATATTTGGAGAAGGGCGAAGCTTATTGTTCAGTCTTGTCTACTTATCATTATGATGAGGTTACTCCATCGTCAGCAGTAGGCTGTAGTTTGATAGCAAAAGCAGTAGAAAAGTTTGGTGATAGAGTATTTGTTGTCGAAGTAATACCATTTAAACTTAATGTTAATGTACGAGTTGGTGAACAACATGTATGAGTATAAAGCAAAAGTTGATCGAGTTGTAGATGGTGATACTATAGATTTTATAGTTGATCTTGGTTTTAATGTTAGCACTAAAATTAGAACTAGGCTTATCGGTGTTAATACCCCAGAAAGGGGACATCCAGATTGGGATAAAGCCACAAATAAATGTAAACACTTGCTGAAGTCGGTCGCTAATATTGAATTCCAAAATGAACCAGATGAAACTCTTTGGGTAACTATCAGAACCCATAAAACAGGGAAGTATGGTAGGTGGTTAGTAGAAATAGACGGTGTAACGGATAAGCTGGCTGAAATTTGGCCTTATGAGGTTAGTTAAATGATTCAATTCCCATGTGGTTGTCAATTCAAAAAAAATGAAAAAGGTCTTCCTATATTCGATCCGAATGTAGACACTCTGCCGTTGGAATGCAGTAGAACATGGGATATGATATGCGAAGGTAATACTAAAGGTGTTTTCCAGCTTGAGTCTAACTTAGGTCAAAGTAAAGCTTCTCAAGTTAACCCTAGAAACATTAACGAGCTATCTGATTTGCTAGCAATTATCAGGCCGGGCTGCGGAGATTCTATTGTAGATGGTAAGTCTCTAACTCAGCACTATATCGATAGAAAGTCTAAAAAAGATCCAGTTAAATTCTTTGATCCACGACTAGAGCCTATTCTTGGCTCAACTTATGGAATTCTAGTTTATCAAGAGCAA